AGCTATTAAATACATTTGTTGCATCTTTTTAATTTCACCTACATTTCTTGGTAAGTTAATCATTACTTCTACATTCTTAACGTGGTGTAAATAACATTGTATTGTGGCAATCATTTGTCCGTAGCTCATTTGTCGTGTATTTTGCGTTGTTTACTTGTCATTAATATATAAAATAGTTTCCTTTATTTGGGTTCTCTAATTGGTAACCTACAGCATACCTTAACGCATCTATTAAATGATTATGATTATCTATAGGTGTATTTGATTTCTTTTCTAACCAACTGTAATTGTTTAACTCTTTAATTAAGTTAATTGATTCAGGTGATATAATTAAATCATAATCTTGTAGTAATGCTATTCCATAAGTAACTGAACCTTGACCTTTAATTGCAGGAACTATATTTAACCCTGCCGATTGTAACTCAGATATTAGTCTTGGTTCAGCACTATCTGCAACTATTAAACTATCTAAACAATGTTGTTTATTTAAGTTGTGTATTTGTGATGTTGTTAATGCTTGTAAACAATATCTTTCATTTATATAAATTCGTTTATTAGCTGCATCTATATTACATTCTACTAATGTTGTAGGGTCATTACTAAAACCAAAATCTTGACCGAATACTGATTTAGAAACTTGTTCGTATTTCCCAATAGTCCAGTTAGTAAATATAACTCCTTCTGCTTTATCTAACCAGCCACCTAAGATTTGATGCTTATACTTTTCAGGTCTTCTTAACTTTATATTCTCTATTTGATTAATAAATGATTCAGATAAGTTTTCAATGTTATCTTCATAAGTTGTATGAATGTACGTTGTATCACCTTTGATTAAATTACTTCCTGCTTGTACTCCTTTATCTTCAAAGAATTTTTTATAAATAAAATGTTCTTTAGTTGCTGGATTCAATACTAATAAAACCCTATTTTGTATTCCTTTAGTTCTTATGCTGAAGTCTATCTTTTCAAATATTTCTTCATCGTTTAATTCTTCTGCTTCATCTAATACCCAAGTTGTAACTCCTGCTAATGATTTTAAACTTGCAGTTTGTGTTCCACTACTTGTTTTAATACCTTTAAATAGAATCTTAGACCCTGTTTTCTTATTTATAATTTCGTCTTTAGTAATATAAAATTCGTGGCTTAAATTAGCTGTTTCAATCTTATCTATAAATTCAGGTATAATAGAAACATTTGCAGAAGTTAAAGTATATCTTGTAAATAATATAACGTGACCTGATTCATAAGTTAAACCAAGTAGAAAGGAATTAAGGGAATATGATTTCCCAGAACCCCTTCCGCCTGTTATTACAAAATATCTACTTTCAGAACCTAATAGATTATATTTGTCGTTAAGATTTATTTCCAACTTTAAAGATATCTTTTATGTTAAAGTCATTTACATTGTGAGTAGCTTCTATAATCTCTTTTGGTTTCCCAAATATATGTTCAGCAATAAACAATTGACCTCTTTGTGAATCCATTAAAGTATTCTTTACAAATGCAATCTTTGTTTCTTCTTCAGTATCTTTACTATACAATTCTTTTAATGCTTGTATAAATATATTATTTACTTTAGCTTCTTCTACTTTAGTTTTTCTACCTGCAGTTTTATGACCTCCGTTATTCTTTCTTTTATCTTCCATTTAAAAAAGTTATTATTATTAAATTAAAAATAAACATTTTTGTTTATTGTTTATATCAGTTCATCAATTTCTATATTATGATGTTGCAATAGTTCACATATTTTATCAAAGACTATTTCAATTCCATCTTGTTGATACTGTGATGTAATAGAATCGTTTAGTTGATTGATTAAACCTTTTCTTGTATTATATACCAATTCAAAAATAAAGTTCGCCATATCCATTGCTTTGACTGTTGCTAAATATTCTGTATTATCTTCAGGTAAGTTAAATTCTAATGTTGCTTTCATAAGTTTATTTGTATTTTAATTGTTGGACAACTCATTTTGTGAACTCCATTTGTTTGATTGCAATATTCACATTCTAATTCCCAATAATAATCACATTCTAAACCATTGTTTGGTTCTTTAATAAAATACGATTGTCTAAATTGACTTGGTTCTGCTTTATATCTGTAACACGTTGAACTTAGTTCGCAATTGTTACCACTACACATTGTTATATCCATTATATTTCGTTTTTTATATATTTAATTATGTTTTCTAATATATCTAATGTTAAAGATGATTTTAATAAATTTGCTTTTCTTGAAATTACCCTAACATTTCCTTTTACATATCCTTTATTGTTATCTACTCTATCTAAAGACATAGCATTAAATAAATATCCATCACCTTTTTCAAGTTTACAATTTAATATCGGACAATTAATTGGAATAATAATATCTGATTCTTCTATATTAAATTCAGTATTATATTTTCTTGCTCTTGTTCTTGCAACATACCACAAATAATGTTGTGGATTTTCAATAAATTTTTTCTTTCTTACTGATTCATAATTTACTTTATTTTGCATACTTCTTTTATCTTTATTTGCTTTTCTATATTCAATATCGTATAATCTTTTTTCTTCTTTATTTCTCATCTTATTTGTTTTTATATAGTTTACTTAATTCTTTTGATACTTCTTTCCAATGTTCTGTTTGTTGCATATCACCTGATACTAATGCTCTATTGTATTCTATTGAATATTTATCAAATAATATCTTTGCTCTTTCTTTTGCTGATATGTAACCATCTTTAAGTTTCATATAGTTTTCTGCTCTTTCTTTTGGTGTCATAATTTTTCTATTTCTTGTTTAACTTCTAACCAATATTTCCAACATTCGTGAGGTATATTTGTTTCAAAAATTGTATTGTTTGAAAACAATATCGCTTCAACTGCTATTAATGCACATTGTTTGGCTTTATCGTTATTATAACCATATTCTTTTTCATTATAAAACTCAACGAAATGAATTAAATATTCACTTACTAATTTAGATGCTTTTTCTTTTGGTGTCATAATATTATTATTGATGTTATTAAACTCATTATTGTTACTATAATTATAAATGTTACTATTACTGCAGTTATAAATGTTTCTGTTTCTTTTCTCATAGTTTTATGTTTTTATTCATTCTATAAAATGCATTTAATCTATCGTTTATTATTTCATATTGCATTGTTTCTTTTGTTTCTTCTAATAGGTTATTTAAGTTTTCTATTATTTCAAAGTCATATCTTTTTATTTGTTTTTGTTTTCTTAGTTCTATTTCTAATCTATCTTTGTCAAATGTTAATTGATATATTCTTTGTTGCAATTGTTCTACTTCATTAAGTTCTTCTATTTGTCTTTCGTCTACCTTTATAAAGTGTGACATTATAATGTCTTTTAACTTTTTTAAGTCTGTGTTATCTTTAGAATATACTTCATACATTTTTAAAGAATGAATTACTGAAGCGTGATTTAAATCTACTGTATCGCCAATTGATTGTAGTGTTCTATTTGGTTTTAATTCTTTTAAGATATTACAATATAAACTTCTTATTTCTACTGTGTTTTTCTTTCTTGTTCTTATGTTTATATCTGTATCTGTTTCTTGTAGTATTATTTCTTTTAATCTTTCTGTTATGTCCATTTTAGTATTTGTGTTATTGGTATTAATATTGCTTTTGATGTGTTATTGTCGCCCATTGATTTTATATTTCCTTTCTTGTAATATGTTCTACAAATATCCTTTAATCTATTTTCTTTTATTATTAATATTATTTCATCTTTGTAATCACCTGAAAATATTATTGCCCAATAGTCTGCTTCTGATTTTGCTATTCCTGATGGTTTGTTTCTGCTTTCGTATTCTATTGCTATGTTACCGCTTTTATAAATCCAGTTATCACGTTTAACTTCTATTGTTTTTAAAGTAAGTATTTCGTTTAATAGTTGTTCGCCTACTTGTCCCACTTTTAAATCATATTTAAAGTCATTACAGTATTCCATTTAAAATAATTTAGTTTGATTAGTATGGTTTACTATTCTTTGTATTGCTTTGTCGTAATACTCTTTATCTAATTCGCAAGCTGTCAATTCAAATCCGTAATCGTGACAAGCTATTGCAATACTACCACTACCTAAATGCGTGTCAAGTATTTTGTCGTTTTCTTTTGCATAATTATCCAATAGCCATTTGTATAATTGTATTGGTTTTTGAGTTGGATGTATAGAACCACCTTCCCACATTATTTGATGCTGTATTTGTTTTTTACTATCATATACTTTACCATTTATTGGAAAGGATGTCCAAAGATATTCTGCTTGTGCAAAATTAGGTGCAGGATTATTTTTAACCCAACAAATAAAGCTTTTTGTTGAATATAAATATTCATTAAAATAATTTGCACCACATATAATTTGATTTTTACTTACTCTAAATAATTCTTCAAAATATTTTTCAGTAGGGATTTCAGTGTCCCACATTTTACCTGCTTTTTGAAACTTACGTCTTGAATGTAATCCTACACCCATACTTGCATTTATTCCATAAGGAGGGTCAACAATAGCTAAATCAAAATAGTTATCAGGATAACGAGCCATCAATAACATATTATCTTCGTTTGTTATTGTTATTTTATCTGTTACTTTCATTCTGTTTTAAGTTTTAATAAGTTCCAGCATTCAACATATTTTTGCCTTGCTTTTCCTTTGTATATTATTTTAAATAATTCAAAAATCTTTTTAGTATATTGGTATTTACTTTTGCAATCTACTAAATACTTTTCAGCGTATTTTTTTCCATAACCTTTGCAATAGTTTACATTGTCCGCAGTATCTCCTATAATCATTTGTTCGTAGAAGTTATACATAGCTTCTTCTTCAGATATATCATAGATTACTTTATGCTTAGCGTGATAGTTATACATCAAACAAGGAAATTGTTTATAGTCTTTGTCTATTGAAACTATTATAACATTGTTTCTTCCTATTTCATTTGATAACTCGAACCAGTATTTAGCTACAACATCATCTGTTTCACATCCATAACCCCATATAGAATTATATTGCTCTTTAACAAATTCGTGCATCTCATTAAGCAACGGTGGCAAATTATTGTAATTTCTATTTGCTTTATATTTTGGCGAAATATATTTCCTAAAATTACCTTTAGAACCAGAAAACACTAATACTTTTTCAATTTCATATTTTTCTTCTAAATCATTAATAATTTTCATAAATCCTTCATCAAACTTATGTATAGAATCATTAATATTAGTGTAGTATTGTTCATCATCTTCGTGTTCTTTTCTTTTATAACAACTTGCGAATATCAAGCTATCTGCGTCAAATAATAATATCATTAGTTTACGTTTTGATTATTAATTAATAACTTTAAAATATGATTATAAACTTGCAACTCGTTTTCAGTTCTATTTATTAGAATAACTAAATGGTCTTCATTTGTTATGCTATCTCCTGAAATTAATAGTTTAACATATCCTTCCAATTCTCTATCTAATCCTATTACTTTAGATTGTATTTTTATTAATGCTAATTCATTCATTATCTTATTCTTATTTTATCTAAATTTGACATTGTTTCATCGTAATTTAATACTTGTTTTACTACTTCATCATAAGCATCACTTTCGTTCCATTCATTTATCAATGCTTCTGCTACTTGTGTAAGTTTATTTCTTACATAAACATTCTCTGATAAATTTGATAACTCAATACAGTTACTTAATGTTTCAATAATTTCTTGCTTTGTCATAATGTTTGTTTTTAGTTGTTAAAAATACAGTTTATAGTATGCTGCACCACTTTATTTTTATTTTCTTGAATAACACATATTAGATAGTAAATTATAATTTTTATTTACAAGTTGGTTATTTAGATTTGTTAATCTTAATTCTTCTTCAATAATGTTTGTTTGATTGTTTTTAATTGATTCTAAAATAGAATTAAATAATTCAGGTGAATAAGCTAAATTATTTTCTTTCATAAAATCAGTAGCTTTTTGTGTGTAAGTTTTAATAGTTGTCATAATTTTTGTGTTTTAAATTGTTATTGTTTTAAATTGTTATACAAATATAAACAACTTTTTAACATAAAAAACATTTTAACAAATATTTAACACAAAAAAAAGCAACCATTTCTGATTGCTTAATTTCCCGTTATTAAATTACTTGTAAATGTAAGACCTACCGCTAGTTCTTTTTTGCTAACTTTTCATTAATTATTTTTCTATACACTTCATTAACTGATTCTTTATTATTACCACGTTTCCAGTTAAAGTCTATTATTCTATTTATTCTTTGTAGTGGTGATTGTTTACTTTTCATATTGTTTTAATTTTTCTAAATATAAAATCATATCCATTGCTTCTTCTTGTGCGTGTTGTAGCCACTCTAAGCGTGTTAAATCTGTTCTATCAAGTGTAACGCCATATTTATTTATTCCTACTTCAGAACGTTGTTTAAATTGTTCTATAACTGATTCTACTATTGTATCTTTTGTTTGTTCTTTTTCAAATTTCATATATAAAAAACCTGAATTTTCACATCCATATTCATTTTTCCACCAATGCATTCCATTTTGCACGTTATTTAATACGTAATGATTTTCAGCCAACCATTCGGAAAATTTTACTTTATCTTTATTTTGTAAATTCATACACCAATCTTCAATAGTTATTTCTTTATCTTTCATTTTCTTTTTTATTTTATTTTCTCTTTTTGGTCTTTCAAATATATCTATTGTTGTCCACATTATTTAAATCTTTTTGAGTGTTGTGTGTAAAGTTCCATTGTTTTTTTTAATGCATCGTATTCTGTAAATTCAATATCAATATTATTTTCTTTATAAGTATATTGCTCTAACCTGTTTGATATTTTAAATTTAACTATTTTATATTTTTTCGAATCTTTTATTGGTTGCATTATATATGCTAAATCATTTTTAAAGCATAAATACATATCTTTAATTTCTGATTCTTTTGGAATATATTTTTCTATTTGTTTCTTAGCCATTATAAGTTTCTTCTATTATAACATCATACCCTAATTCTTTTAATACTGCTTGTAATGCCGTACTAACTTCTTCACCGATATAACCATTATTATATATATCAGGATTTGGATGTTCTAACTGTTTATTATTTAAATATAAATTAGTTCCATAATTATCACAACACCCATCACCACATTGGTAATGCCAACTTTCCAATTTAATATTGATTTTTTTCATCAATCTAATTTTAAAAATTCAGTTTCACCATACGTTTTAAACCATTCTTTGTTTTCTTTATACTTATCAATTACTGCATTTATAAAAACTAATTCATCTATTGAACTTGTTTGTAGTTTCTTTACAATTGATTCAATGCTATTTAATATGTTTGTAGTTGTTTCAGGGTCTGTATTGTAAATGATACTATATTCTTTTCTTACTGTTTCTTCTAAGTCTTTATTTAAACTGTTTATTTTGTGTTTAATTTGTTGCTTATATTGTGTTGTAAAAAATAATGATTCATTTGATTCAAGTAATAATTGACTTAATATTACTGATTTTAGGTATTCTTGTTGTATTACGTTAATTTCCATTGTTTTGCTTTTGTTATTTCTAAATATGCTACTTCTTTTTCTACTTTATTAGTATTTTTAAAATGTGTTGTTGCTGGATTCTTAAAGTTAGTTTCCCATTCAGGAACTATTATGTTTAAATTAAAAGAAAATATTCCTTTTGGTGTTGAATTAAAATACATTGGTGTATCTAAATGTTTTTCACATTCTTGCTTCATTGCATCATACTTTTTCTTTTCAAGTAGTAAAGTACCATAATGCGTTTTTCTGCACTTTAATTCAAGCCTATGCCCTGTAATGGGACTGTAACAATCCCATCTTGACATTTGATTTTTAGCTTTAACTAAATCAGGATATACATTTTCTTTTAACCAATTAAATAAATCAACTTCTTTCCAGTTAGTCATTTAATTTATATTCGTTGTACACTTTTCTTAGTTCATCTATTTTACCTTTCCAACAAGAACTGCAAGAACTTAATTGAAGTCTAAAATTAAATACATTAAAATAAATATTTGAAACTATTTTCTGTTCATCAGGTGTTAATGTATTTTTTAAAGGGTCTAAAAATGTTGTAAGTAAATTATAATCTGATTCAGTTAAACAATTGATATTTCTGTTATATGGAAATAATTTGTTTAAAGTTTCTTTTCGCTTGTCGCAATTACAATCTACTCCAGTAGCTTTTGTAAACATTTCAACTGCAGCTTTTATTCCCGTAGCAGTAGTTAATTTTTCAATAGTATCTCCAAGACCTACTGATTCTTTTTTTGATTTTGCCATTTTATTTAATTTTAAATTAGTATTAATTGTTTTTCTGTTATTTTATTTCCTTTTTTTAAATTATCTATTGCCCATAAAGGTTGAAAATTAGTGTAATGATTTAATTTTATTAATTCATCTTCATCTTTTGCTAAAGATATAGGATAAATGTGGTCAAGATGCCATTGTCCTTGATTTTGCCAACTCATTCCTTTAGCAAATTGTCTTTCTAAATGATGCTTAAATTCTTCAAATGTGCATCCAAGTAATTGATATGTTCTTGATTTTTTAGTATATCCTTGTCTTTTAATTGATAATAAAATTAAATTTCTTATATTACATTTTAATTTAAATAAAGGTTCATTTTCTTTTCTAAAATTTGTATTTTTATTTCTTTTAACTTTATTATTTAAACGATATTGTTTATAATATTCTTTATTATTTGAACTCCATTTATTTTTTCTTTCTCTTTCTTTTTCTAAATTATTTAAACGATATTCTTTATAATATTCTTTAAATAATTCTTTATTTTTTAACGTATATTTTTTTTTATTATTTTTTATTTGTTCTTTATTATTTAATCTATATTTATTTCCATAATTTTTTATACAAATTTTACAAGAACCGTTAAATCCATCTTTATTTTGTTTAGCTTTGCCAAATTCAGTTAATTCTTTTTCTTCTTTACATTTAGTACATTGTTTCATAATCATTTTCTATATAATCAGTATAATCTTTTTGGAACTTAGTATTTAATATTTCTTTGTAATTCTTAATACTATGGAAAATTGATATTAAACTAATATTGGTTTCTTTTGCAATATCTCGCATAGACATATCTGTATCACGATATAATTTAAAAAGTTTGCGGTCATACCAATGCCAATTATCTATTTCTTCATCTATCATTAAACATATATCATTGTACGCTTTATGTTCTTCTACGTTTGAATCATCAAATAATTCCCAACACCCATCAAAAGATACTTTATTAATCTTTTTCTTTTTGTTGTAAAACTGATAATATAAAGAACGTAAAGTGAAATAAACATAACCCTTTCTTACATTTCCATTTGCATCTAATATTTTTTCAGCTGATGCATATTTCATTAAAGCTATATATGTTTCTTGTACGATGTCTTGTGCATAATCGAATTCCCCAAACTTATGTATCACCTCAACCCATTCTTTGTGATGCTTTGCAACTTGTTCTAACCATTTGTAGTCGTCCATAGAAAGTTGAATGATATAAATAAAATTAATATTTGAATTGTATGGTCTGTTTCTGTATCGTAAACATCATCGTTATATAAAGCACCAAACATAATACCTTTAATTGGTGTAATTAATATATCACAATCAACAAAATTCATTACTATAAAAACTACTGCTAAAATAAATACTAATAATATTATCATAATGTTATTTTTTTATATATGCTGATTTCTTTTCTGTTGTTATTTCTGCAATTTGAATTTCAATATTAATATGTGTTAATTCTGTATCTATTTCTTTTAACTTTAACATTAAATTTTCAATTTCAATCCAGTTGTATTTTGAATCCATATTAACTAATTCTTTCAAATATAACAACTTTTCTGTTAAGTCTTTAAAGTAACTTATTAACATTTTGTTATCTGAATTTAATACTAACATTCTTGCTGCTGATGTTTGTAATTCTTCTAAGTGTGTTTTAATTGTTGTTTGCATTAAAATATATCTTTTAGTGGGTCGTAAAAAGCACCTTCAACTTGTGGCAATCCAAAACTATTAACTTTAAAACTAAAGTTTTCAAATGATGCGTTTCTTGAACGTTTACAACTTACTGTTACTAATCCTTTGTTTACTGTGTTTAACTCTAATTGTATTTGTGTTTCTGTTTTCTTTTCTAAAAATGAACCTAAATGACCTGTAGGCTTATCTGAACCGAAGTTGCTATGTATTACAGTTATTATATGACAATTTAATTCTTTAGTCCATTTCATAAGTTTCTGAACTACATTATTAGATTCTTCTATATTGTTTACATCAGAACATAAATCTGCTATTCCATCAATAATTACCAATCCAATATTTTTACCTTCTAATTTGTCGTAAAGATAATATTCTATAAAGTCTATTCTTTCTTTAAATGATAATTGTCTAAGTGCTAACGTATGATATTTATCTGATTTTATTCCTGTCATATCAATTGGTCTTTTAAATACCATTGCAGCGTGAAAATTCCCTTGCTCAGTATCAAAATGTACTAAATGTTTATCTTCTCTATTTGCTTTTAAATCACCGCAAAATGATTCTAAATGTTCAGCTAAATAAATTGCTGATAATAAACTTACAAAAAAAGTTTTCTTTGATTTTGGTGGTGCTTGTATAAAGCTAAAATTTCCGTATGTTCCTAATGGTACTGGATAACTTACTTCACCATCTTTTGTCTCATAACTTTTAGTTCCAAATGATATAGCTGGTTTTGGATGTTCTATCTTTTCTAATGGATTAATAAAGCAATCTTCCTCGTACATTTGCATTAATAACCTTTGTGCTTCTATATCCATATTATTGTTTTCTTTGTTTAAAAAAAGGGGCTTTTACACCCCTATTAAATTTAGAACGGTAAATCCGACTCTACTTCTTTTGCAGTAACTTCTACTTTTTTATCAGCAAGTTTAATGTTACCATCTGTCCAAACTACATTACCATTTCCTAAATAAGACTTTGGCTTTTTAGCTTCACGTTCTTCTTTAGTTTGTGAATCTGTTGCTGATACATTTTGTCCCCATTGATTTGAATCATCATTTACTCCAATTGTAAAATTGTAATAAACTGCTCCATCTTTACCTTGAACAAATTTTTCTTTTGGTAACTTGTCTACTCTTAAACTTAAATTAATTAACGCACTCATATTATTTGTTTTTTATTGCTTACCTTTTTTTACTGTTGTCAGCTATTCAGTTTGTAAATATAATAATTTTATTTTAATAATTCGTTTTTAACTTCTTTAGTCATTTTATATTTAGCTTCTATTGCAGAAACAGAACCACCCTCTTTGATATATTTAACTGCTGAATTAAATTCTGGTGTATTTTTATTTAACCATTTTAATTCCTTTACTTCTTCAACTTTTACTTCTTTAACCTTTATTTCTTTTTCGTGCTTATTAGAAGCATCAGCATCTTGTGTATCATCAATAAGTAATAAATTACCTAAAGCATATTTCTTTGCGTATGAACTTGCAGAACCAAACTTTTGTGGCATTTGCATACCTTTTTGTTCTAAGTCTATACCAACTATAGCTGAAGCAGTTATTGTGTCTAAATCATCGCTTATTGCAGCTACAGAGCGTAACATTGGAAATTGTAAAAATTGTGATTCTACCATAGATTCTGTAATTGTAAAATTAACTTGGTACTTTTCATTATAAGGCTTTAATGCTTCTAAAATATCTTCAGCACTACGAAAATTATATTTACCAAATGAATTGAATTTTGACTTATTAGCTTTAAATTCTTTTTGAATTAAAGACAGTTTTTGATTTAATGTTAATTCCATTTTAAATTGATTTTAAGTTATTCTTCTATTTCTATAAATTCAGCGTGTTCTTTACAAGCTGCACATATTCCTGTATCTTCAATCCATTCTCCTGCACCGCAACAATCACTTTCCATTTTAGTTTATTTTTAAGTTATAAATTTCTTGTTTAATTATAGTTTTGTATTCTTCAGGACATTCATCTGATAATGCTTCAAAGCAATAATTAGATAATTGATTGTTAATGTTTTCAAGTTCGCAAACTCTTGCTTGTAAACTTTCGATTTGAAATCTTTGGTAGTCTATTAAATCTTTCATATTATAAAAAGTAAAAAGTTAGTGTTAAATAAATTAATGTAAGTGTAGCCATAAATGCTAATGATAATGCAAAATCTTTTAAATGTTGTTTCATTTTGTTTGTTTTTAATTGTTATTTCTGATGCAAATATATAACTGTTTTTTGAATATAAAACTACATTAACAAAACTTTAACAAATAAAAAAAGCTACCTTTTACAGTAGCTTCTTAAAACAAAGAAAAACAAAAACAAATTTTTAACCCAAATCATTAACTTTATTAGTATAATATTCTATCATATCTATTAAATCCACATCAGCAAATTTAACTATTTGTTTTGACTTAATATACATTTCTTCAGATAACTTATCACCAAGATATTGACTAAATCTATATTGCATACCTTGTGAAGTTATATTGCAAGAATAACATTGAACTCCAACATTAGTTTCTAACCATCTTGTAGAATAATGTCTTCTACTCATAAAGTGACCGCATTGTAATTTCTTATAATGGTCTTTTTTATTACAGGTAACGCAAATTGCAATATCAGATATAGCATCTTTACGCCTAATGTATTGACTAAAGATTGCATCTAATTTTATTACTAAACTTTTCCTTGTTGGTTTCTTAGTCATAATCTTTTATCATTGGTGATGGAATTAATTGTATAATATCTTTCATTAATTCATCATTAAAATAATATATTGGAATACCTTTATATTTTTTTAAACCATTATTCCATTTGTTACCACAACAAAAAGCATATCCATCTAAACTATATTTAGCATCTTGTTTAATTAAAATATCGGTCATTATTTTTTTAAAATCTTTATTTTTCATATACAAATGTAATTTTAAGATATTAACAATCGTGTTAAAAACTTTATTTTAAAACGTATTTACTTTGTCAAAAAAAAACTGTAAATTTGCTAAATACTTTTTAATGTATATTTAAAAACAAAATAAGTTTATAAAAAAATAATAAAAAAAGTTTCAATAATATATCAAAAAAAGCAAAGTGAGTTGCTAATAGCTATGCTTATAAAACAAATCTAAATCTTTTGTATAAATAATAAACTACTGGAATTAAAAGTAGCCATAAATAATTCCAATAATTAGCTTTTTTATCTATTTCTTTTTTAAATGACTTAACTGAAGTTTTAACTATTTCTTTTTTAACTTCATTTTTAAGCATTGTTTTCTTTTCAATATGTAAACTATTATCTTTTACTTTTTTGTATCTTAAAACGACGTTCTTGTACGTTATACCGTTTACTACAATATCTTTTAAAGTGTCTAAAGGTGTTATAGTAAATTCATCAGTATAAATATCATTTTTAATAGCAATATTTGTTTCTTCTTTTGTAACAATTTTAGTATCTATTTGTTTCAAAGAATCTTTTTTAATTTCTTCTATTGCTACTTTTCGTGAACCACAACTAAATAAAACTAAACTAACTAAAATAAATATCTGCTTCATAATTTCTTCTTCTTGTTAAACCTGCTACTTCTTTTTTGTTTACTTTATTCCATCTTTTGAATTCTAATCCAATTAAAATATCATTATGATTTTTATTCACTAATTTTAAAAGTGTACTATTCATAAAATTAGCCATTCCAATATTATAAGCTAAAGATACACAAGCGTTGAATTGATTTTGATTTAAAGGTGTTTTAACTAAATTAGAAACTTTAGAAGCAAATCTATCAGCAATTACTTTAAACATTTCAAACGCTTGTTGTTTGTTTATTTCTTTGTCTAACATTGTTACACGTTTACCATCAGAATAATATGTATTGCCATATCCTATTGTAGGTATCTTTGCAGAACATAAATAAGGCTTTGCACTATATCCTTCAAATTCTGTAATAAGTAAATATCCATTATTGTTTAACTTCATCGTTTTTGCTTTTTTCTAATAAATACCAACGTCTTGCAGTATATCCCGTAGCTATAATAAAAGCTATTATTTTCATAGCAGCATCAACATTTGTAAATGTGAACATAAAATATCCCCCTGTTATAATTGATTGTTTTAAATCTAAAATTTTTTCCATTATTTTCTTAATCTTTCTACTATTGTTGTAACTCCTTCTATTCCTATATAAGCAGTTGCAATTATCACCCAATCAGATGAGGTTAATTGTCCGCTAAATAAACCCCCACAAGCTACCATAAAAACAAGTAACTTGCGTGAAATCCATTTACTTAATATTATATCAAATTGCTCTTTGCTCATTCAAAAATTATATTTTGCTTCATATCTATTTCTTTAATTGGTTAAACTCCTGCAAAATCGTGTATTGGGTTTTTAGGGAATACCTCATTTTTTCCGAAGTCTATTTTTTGCTCACTCATAATATCATAAGCATATCCATCAGCGAAAACAGGTGCAGTGAATTCTTTAAAATTTTCGTCTTCTGTTTCATTTGTTAAAACAATTTTGCCAATTTCAACAACTGCTTGAATACCTTTTCCATAAGATAAAAAAATTTCTTTATCTGTGATTTCAACTTCAATAAAGACTCCTTTTTCAATAAAGTCTTTTATTGCTGTTTCTTTGTCTAAATAATTAAGTTTATATATATTCATTCTATGGTGTTGTTAATGAAATGCATTCTGCATTTGTTAATTCTGTTTTATAAATTTGAAGAGAATCTATTCTTTCTCCAAGTGGTTCGTTTGAAATATTATTATTTCCTAAAAAAACACCTTCAAGATTAGAAGAAAAAGAAGCCCCTGTTTGAGTATAAATTAATAAACCATTTATAAAAATTTTATTAACTCCGTTTTTATATGATACTGCTATTTTAACAACAGGTGCTGTATTTACAATAAAAGACAATGCTCCAACTCCTCCATTTGCTAAAACCAAAAAACGAATCGTATCTGCTTGTGCTGCTGTATAATTTACAGTAATGAAATTATTTGCAGTTGAATCACCTACATAAAATAAAGTTCTGTTTGTTTGCCCTAATATTTTATTATCAGCTTGAATAAATATCGTTCCCTCAGTTTGTCCTATCAGACTACTAATTCCTGTTTTAGATATTATATCAACATTACGAGTTTCTGAATTTGCTACTGTTGGGATATATGAAGTTGGGTAAGAGCCTACTTCTAATTGTCCTTTTGTACAACTTCCTACAACCGTTAAAATTAAACTTCCAGCTGTTGGTGTAAATGTCAAAGTAACTCTATTATTCGCTCCAGTACCTACCAAAGACCCTATATAAGTTCCGCTAAAAGTAATTGTTCCCGTACCATAAAAAGATACAGTTGTAGCTACTGCTGTTGTTGTAATTGTTTGAGTTGCTACCGTTGCACTATTTAATAATAAATTTGTTCTTTGTGGCTCTACCAATATACTCGGACAGCTTCCGTTGGTGTAATCAATACGAGGTACATTTAAGCCTACGCTTTCAATTAAACCAGCACTATTAACTCTTGTTGCTGTTGTTGCTCTTACAACGTCTAAATCCCCTAACGCTGTGTTAGGAATTACACTATATAATTTTCCAGCCTTATAACCATTTGGCGTAACTACTAAACTCGCCTTTTCTAATAAACTCATTATTGATTATTTAAATTTGTTAATATTATATTTAGACAGCTCTCTGCTTCTAAATTTCCATTATCTTCTTTTATTCTTAAATTAAAATTAAATTCAAGGTCTTTTATTAAAGTTCCCAAAAATACACTTAAACAAGTTTCTGCTTCTATTATTCCACCATCAGCCAAAACCCTTGTTTTAAACTCATAAGATAAATTTAAAAGCAATCCAACTATATCAGTTTCTCCAGCCCAACTAATTGAATGAATAGAACCCCAACCGATTGTATTATTTACAGAACCTTGACCCCAGCCAATAGTATTATTAATTGCACCTTGACCCCAACCAATATCATTTGCCATAATTAATAAACTTTAGTTAATGTGAAATTTTGTGAACGTATTGTATTTGCAGCGTTTGAAGTTATCCATTGTGCTGTTATTGTTAATGAATTATTAACAGTTGTATCAAATACTGTATTACTAACTTGTCCGAAATGTGCTCCTTCTATTGCTAAACCAGCATTTTTATTGTAAGTAAACATTCCATTTGCAAATAATTCAGCTACTCCTGCAGCACCAATTTTAGTAACTGTAAAATCTAAAACTAAATCAAAATATTTATCAGTTGTAGTTGCCAAAGTGTATTCCAAGGCATCTATAATAACAACACCATTAGAACGAACCCTAAAATGTAATACCTGATTATTAGCACAAGTCAATCTACCACACATTTTAGCTACAAATGAATCGCCAACTTTAAAAGTATTTGCAGGTACGCTTAATGCACCTACTCCTGTTCCAATTAAAGAAGCCTCTCCACTTGCTGTTACAATAGGTGTACCCAAAGCAGTTTGAGCATATAAACCTTTTGACACTTCAATAAAATTATCATTAACTTTATCAAATGCATTTCTTATAGTATCGCCAGTACCATCGTTTGGGATTGTACCTATGTTAATTGTTTGTATCATTTCTTTTATCTAATTTATTTAAAAAAATTTCTAACTTTTTTACGTTTACTTCTTTTGGCTTGTATGTTTCTTTCATAGTACCCATCCTGTAAAATTTGCGTCTTTGTCTGGATATACATCAGCATTTGAATTACTATTATATTCAGGAAATAAAGATTGATTAAAAGTCATATAATCAATGAATCTATTTGTATAACTTTGTGCTACATCACGTTCTTTTTCAATTAAGAAATCAATTTCATTCTTTTCAACTGTAGTACTATTTTCAGAATTATGTTTAAATACTCCTTTATTTGATACTTTATAAGCTGCGTAAGGTAAAAACTCTACCATTGCCCAATGTATTACCATTGGTTTAATATATACGCTTAAAAGTGTTGTATATGGGCTTGCTAAATTACCAGCTACAATACCATCATTAATCTTGTTATATAGTTTAGTTCCTAAATAGTTTTGAATATGTAATTGTTGTGCCTGAAAAATATACTGTGTGTAAATATCAGGGTCTAAATTACCATTTAAAACAGTAAATTTAACTATGTCGTTTGTTGAAATAAATAATCCTTGTGCCATATCTTAATTAATTTGTATATCCCATTTTATCCCAATACTCTTGTGTGTAACCTTTTGTAGGCATATCACTTGGTTTCATAGCTACTTCTTTATCATTTCTAATTCTATAACCATATTTCTCAGCAGTTGCAGAACTAATAGCTTTTGCATTTGGATTTGTAGGGTCAATTTTAACACCGTCAAAATTAGCATAAGTTCTTCTTAACCATTTATGGTTGCATCTTGCTCCGCCCTTGTATAACCATACAGAATAAGAATCAGAACCTTTAGGACCAAATCCAGCATTAACAACTTGCGTTTCCATATTTACAATATCTTCTTTACGATATACTTTTTCAGCACGTAACATTTTACTGCAAAATTCTCTTTCACCGCTTAAATCACCACTATATTTATATCTTGTAATAAATTGAACACCATCAATTACTTTATCTTGTTCAGGACTTTTAACGTTTGGTTTTGCAGTTCCTGTAGAAGTAATAAATTTCCACATTTTAGATAATGTGCTTTTCTTTTTATTATTTAAAGTATTAATTTCAGCATCTAATTCATCTTCAGAATCATAATCAACTTCAGTTTCATCAATTAAAAACCATTCGTCGCTTAATGTTTCTCCTTTTTCAATTAATAAATCAGCAATAGAATCTGTAGCTAAATTATGTGAACACATTTTAACGCCAGTTTCTTCTTCAGTAGTTTCAGCGTTCATACCAGTAGTATCAACGAATTCTAAAGGTTGTATTGTTTTAAAATATAGTTTCAATGATATACTATTAATAGCTAAAATTTCATCTAAAGCATCAACTATTTCTAATTGGTATGGTTTTATAACTATATTATCAAATAATAGCGTAGCAGTCTTTATTTCGTCTGCATTGTTACCTAAACCACCACCTGATTCTCTAATTCCTAAAAGCATTGGGCTTGTAACTCTATGACCTACAATTAACTTTTCAAAACATTCTCTAGATAAATATTCGTAATGTGCGGGAGCATCATTTAAAGGTAAATCTTCAACTGTAGTTTTACTTTCAGCATTTGCATTAAAAGCTATAATAACTTTTTCGCCTCTTGCTCCTGTTAGTTTACCAAGTACATCACGTTTCATTTTATCACGCATTTCTTCAGAAGGAATACCATTATTAAAATTGATAACTTTAGTACCGCTAAAACCGTTTTGACAATCATTAATTTGATAATCTGCAATGTTTTCTTCAAGCAAAGCATAAGGCAAAGAACCTGAATAATCTATTGGACTGTAATAATCAAATCCAGAAACATAAGGTTTTAAAATATAAAGTTCAACTTCATTACCATTACCAAATCCAAAAGCAGGAATCTTTTTAGGTTCTTCACTTGGTTTCTTTTTTGTCCAATCAGGGAAATAATACCAATTTTCTATCTGTCCTTTGTCATTACATTTTTCAGCTCTTAATGTATGCATTGGAAAATGAAGTATTTGCTTTACTTTCTTTTTTTCCATTACAACTTGCATAGCAGCCATTCCTAAAAGTTTTCTTTCTAAAGCTATTTTCTTTAAATCAGAATCTTTCACAATAGATTTCATTTGTGCGTACTCATTTGGCTTTCTATTAGAATCTAAAGCATCTAATCCTTTACCGTAAATCATATTTGCAACACCTGTAATAATAGCTCCATTTGTAGCACTATATAAATACCTATCAATTAAATATTGAAAGTAATTATTATCAGCACCATATTCAATATAATTATTCTTCTTGTTTTCTTGTATTACAGGACTTGTATAAGCACTTAAATTTACAATTGATATATTACTCATATATTTTAAATTCGTTTGTTGTAACGTTCGCTACGTATTGATTTTCATTAACAGTATAGTTATCTTTGTTTTGATTTGTACAGAAAATTTTATCCCTATAAATTAAAGAATTTTCACTACTAAATTGTGTCATATCTGCAGTTAATATATTATTATCAACTGTTTTAATTCCATTGTCAGCAGTAAAAGGCAAAGCAGTATTTAATACTGTTAAATTATAAAAAGTATTTTCTTTTAAATCTAAAACTAAATCACATTTTAAATAATATCCATCAACTACAAAAGTAGGATTTAATGTAACTGAAACATTAGTAGTTTCATTTCTTAAAATAAGCGTATCTGCCGAGTAAAATCTCGGTATGAATTTTATAGTTTGTGATTCTATTTGCTCTTTTAAAATTATCATATTATATTTTTTATATTAATAAATTAAAATATAAATTGTTTTAAAACAAAAAAGGTATACTAATTAAAGTACACCTTTCTTAAAAAAAACAAATAATATTATTATGCTACAGTACCTTCAACAATAGAAGCTAAAATACCAGTAGTTAATGGTCCAGTTACAAAGTTTGCAGCAACTGGCTCCATTCCTTGAAATTCCATTTTATATCCACTCATATCTGCCATAGCAGCACCATTCGAAATAGTAGCGGTTACTAAATCCATTCCTTTAGTTAAACCAGCTAAAAAGAAGTTTCCATTGTTATCTTCAATTATAACTTGTGGTCTACCATAAGAAAGTAATTTCAATTGTTTATGGTCAGCAATAGTTAATTTAGCTAAACTTAAACTTAATTTTTGGTCTACAAATGTAGTTCCGTTTTCTCTTGAACTTGTTACAGTTTGTTCAAAAGTAGAAGTTCCCTTCAATTCATATTTATAACCAACAGGAGTTCCACCTAATCCAGTTATAACATCTTCTTGTCCTGCAGTTGCAGAATAAGTTACAGTTGTTGCATCACCCCAATTAATGAAGTATGCAGCTCTTAATCCACCGATTGAATTTTTACATTGTTCGGCTCTTCCCAAAGATATATCGCAAGGCATAGTTTATATTTTTTAAAGTTAATAAAAAAGGGAGCGATTAAACTCCCTTCTTAATTTGTTTCTAATTATGCAGCAGGAGTGTAAAGTACAATGTCAGAACCAATACCATATTGAACACCAGCAGTAAATCTCATTACTACTCTTACATTTTCTGAACCGTCGATGTCAGCTAAATCAATTAATTTAACTTCGTTATGGTCAGCTAATAAACCTGTTCCAAAATATAAGTTAGATTTTTGAGCAGCCATCATATAATCGTTAGCTAATCCATTTGCAACAAAGATTTTAACACCATCAAAAGATAAACTTCCGTTGTTAAACCATTGTGTACCTTGTGCGTTAGTACCGTTAGCACCTAATCCACTTGCTCCAAATCCACCTAAAGCACGTACATAATCACGAGCAACAGATTGAGAAACGTAAAGATATAAATCTTCTTTTCCGTACAATGCAGCAGGAATAGCATCTACTAATTTACCAAGTTCACCGATAACATTTGCAGCAGTAATTCCACCTGATACAGGAGAAGCTACATCGATAACAGTAGCATCAGCAGTAGCCAAAGTTACAAGTCCATCGAATTCACCTGCAGTAGCAGTAGCACCTTTCCAAATATTAGATTCCATTTTCTCAGCAACTTTAGCAACAACGTGAGCTAAAATAAAATCAGCAAAAGCAGGAGGCAAATTGTCAAATGCAGAATATCCCATTTGTACTGCTTCCCAATCAGATTTGAAAGTTTTTTTACAAAATTCAAGATTCACTTGGAATTCCTCAGGTTGTAAAATTCTTTCAGTTAATGTAATAGTAGAAGTTGCAGTAAAATCACAAGAAGCATCTTTAACGATTGCATCAGTTGCAAGTTTTTTAATAACCTCTTTGTATTTTACATTTGGTTTAACCTCAATTCCACCATTTGCAATAGTAGAACCTGAAAGTAATGCAGCAGAAATATACTTTCCGGCAAATTCTCCAGCATAGGTAGTAGTAACATTAGTTGTAGTAGCCATAATTTATTTAATTAAAAAGTTTTGCCATAACTATATCTTGTGTAGTCATTTGGCGATTAGTTGATATTTTATTTAATTTTACTTCAGATTTAACTTCAGGAGAATGTGTTAATGGTTCAACAACAACTTCTGAACTTAATTCTTGTTTTACTGATTTTAATTCAGCAATTTCAGTTCTTAGTTTTTCAATTTCAGCAAAGAACATTTCTTTAGAAACTGATTCTACAATTCTTTTAGGAGTAGCTACTTTTTCAGCCTGTGCTTCAACCTCAACTTCTACTTCAGCCTCAGGAGCTTCTTCAACTTCAGCTTCAGCTTCTTTAATTTCAGCAATAACACCTTCAACGGCTACTACTAAAATCATTCCATCTTCAAGTTCGTATTCACCAACAGGCATTGCAATACGTTCTTCACCGTTTACTATAAAAACAGCGTTATCCGTTTCAAAAGCATCTGCTTCTATAACAGTAACTCCATCTTTAAGTTTCATTTGAGCAAGTTTTACTTCCATACCCAAAAGAGTTTTGATTTCATTAATTACATTCATATTTACTTATTTAACATTAATTATTTAGCAGATGCAATAGCTTCTTTCATTTGTCCAACATTGTCAGCAATTTGTCCAATCTTTGAAACAACATCTAAATACTCTTTATAAAATTGTGTAGATTTTACATCAATATTTAATTCAGATGCTTTCTTTGCATATTCTTTGTAATATCCATCAACATTTTTTTGATATGTACTTGGTACATTTTGATATTGTGAAAATGCTTTTTTAGCAATTGCATAATCTGCAGCAGCTTTATTTAATTTAGCAGAAGCACTTGAAGTGTCTTTTAATGCTGTATCTGTTTGTTTTGTTATAGTTCCAAAGTCAAAAGCTAATTCTACTTTTTCACTTTTTAATTCTGTTTTTCCAAACAAAGAATTCATTACTAATTTTTCAGTTGTCATATTATTTTTTTTTATTAATTATTATTATAACTTTTTGTTATAAATTAGTTATGTGTTATAACTCTTGTTGTATCTGTATTTGTAACTGTAGAAGTTGTTTGCTCTTGTAAAGCTCCTATTCCTTGTTCTTGTAATTCTCCATTACAACATTTAGAACTATACGTTCCATCTTTACATACACAACCTCTTTTACCACCTTTTGGTGAACTTGTTTTGTTTCCCATAATTTTATTTATTAATTTCAGCATTAGTTATTATTGATTTTATTTTATCCATTAATTCTTGTTCTTTTGCAATTTCTAAACTCATTTCTAATTTGTCTGAAAAATATCCTTCAATCGAAAAGCCTTTAACCTTTCCTGTTTTTACAAAGTCATTCCATATAGCTTCATTATTAACTTTCATAGATACCATCCAAGTACCTACGGGTGCATTTAAGCCATACTTTTTAGATTTATCCATATCTACATCTTCAACTATCCAAGATTCAACTACAGTTAAATCCTTTAGCTTTTTATCGTGTTCTAATGTAGCATTGTTTTGATTTGAATTCATTAAAAACAATTCACTTGCTTTTCTAACTGTGTCATCTGAAAAGAAAATATAATATTCATCATTTCCATTTCTACGATAAATGTTTTTATTAGGAATTAATGCAGCACCCATTAAAATCTTTTTCTCATCATCTACTTTTGCAAGTTCTAAATGTTCACTTAATGCTATAAAATTAGATTCTATTGCAGGAAATTCTACAATTGAAACTGCATCTATTCCGCTTAATTTTTCTGTTTCGTCTATTATTAATTCTACTATTCGCATTTTATATTTTTTAATTATAATTAATTTAATTTTAAATTGTTTTAATTAACCCATTGAAGCATTATTGATAATGTTTCTATTTAAAGACTGACCTGTTGTAACATCTCCTGCAGTTACATAAGTTTTTATAGGTTGTTGTTCTTTTGAACCTATAGTTTGTGCTAATTGATTTGCTCCGCCTTGACCTACAACATTAAAACTTGGAGCAGTCATTCCGCCACCACTACCACCTACATTTCCTGCACTTGGAGTTCCACCACCACCTAAAGCAGATAAACCTTTTGCAGTTGCAGCAATATTAGAAGCTATACCTATTCCAGCACCAATAGTATTGATTATCCTTGACCTAACACCGTATGTTGGGTCGATTGCATTTATAGGTGAAGCAGTTGCTATAGCGTTTGCAGTTTGTGTATTAATAATAATTTTAGCTATGCCTAAAGCACTTTCTGTTATCATTGCTACTTTCTGAATTGCTTTATTTTTTTCAAACAACCCTTTTATTAATCCTATTCCTGATTCTATAGCTGCAAATCCAGCATCTTGAATTGCTTTTTTTGCGTCTGCTACTGCTTTTTCATTTGCTATTGTTACTTTATTAGTTTCTTTTTGATTAGTTATTAAAGCGTTATCTGTATCTTTCTTTTTAATTAAAAATTCATTTTCAGCGTCTACTCTTGCTTGTGTTCCATCAGCATATAATTTTCTCTTACGTAATAATTCAGCATTATCTATTTCTTGCTGTAATACTATAACTTCTCTTTGCTTTTCTAATTTTTTTATTTCAGTTAATTCTTGTTCTGAATCAAACTGTTTTGATTTAATATTTAATTCATTTTTTGTGTCTATTTGACTTTGCAATAATTCATTAGATTCTTTAGTTAATGAATTCTCATTTGCAAGTTGTTCACTTTTCAAACCTTTAATCTGTGCTAATACCCCTTCTACATTTGCTTCTGCATTAATTAATGCTACTCTATTTTCAGTAGTTTTATTAAGGTTATATGTAGCAGCAGCAGCATCCTTTTGTAAATTTGCTGCCTTAAGCATTGCCACTTCTTGTTTTTCTAATATAGTTTTTAATTTATCATTAGCCTTTATTCTATCTGAAATAGATAATAAATCATTATCTCTTATTTGTCTTTGACTTTCTGCTTGTCTATCATATTGTTCAACTAATTTAGCTTGTTGAGCAGCTGCTATTAAAGCGGAATTTTGAAGTTTAATATTTGCTTCCGATGCTTTTAAAGTTTTTACTGCATAATTACCTATTGCATCAGCAGTATCACCAATAGCTTTTTTACCTCTATCAAAAGTATTATTAACTCCACTTAAAATATCAATAGATTCTTTACCTGCTTGTTTAACAGATTCCATTGCACCAGCAAAATCTCCTTCAAATACTTTTTTTAATGCACTTCCTAAATATCCTACAGTATCTAAAAATGAATTAAATCTTTCAATTAAATTTTCTTTAATTAAATCACCAAACTTTTTTAAATATGTAGTTGGGTTTTCAAATACATCTTTAAATATTTTAACAACAGATGGAAAATTATCCATTACAAATCCAAATAAATCATTAAAAGCAATAGATAAAGCACCTATAACAGTGTTAAAAGCATCTACAACTTTTTGATTCTTACCTAATACTTCTTTAAATAAATTAAAGGCTTCCATTACTAAACCAATACCAATTGCCTTAACAGCTAATCCCATTCCTTTAAATCCATCAGCCAAAGATTTAACTCCTGCTTCAGCACTTTTAGTTGACTTCTGTATTCCTTTTATTTCATCAGCAGTATCTTCAAAAGAATTACCTAATTTTTTAACATCTTTAGTTATGCTATCTAAATTACTTTCTATTTTTAACGTAACTACTTTATTTTCCATTGTCTTTTTATTTGTTCAAATCCTTGTTTCCAAGTTTTTAATAATTGATATTTTCCTTTTGCTATTTCTATTACTTCACTTTGTCCGTAATGTTCGTGCAATGCTAATAAGTCTAAAATGTTTTTTATCATAATTCTTGATTTATAAATACGTATTCTGTTAATTGTAAAATTCCTTTATTATAGTATTCGATTCCTATCCTATCAGTTCTATAAACTCCACTTGTATTTTCTGGAACATTTACATCTAAAATATAATCATTATAGTTTTCTGCAGTTGGAGGTGTGTAGTTCAAAAAACTTTCTGCTCCTTTAATACCAAAATAATCATAATCATTTTTATAAATAGTAACTTTAAAATCCTGATTTGTATTGTCAATATCAATATCCATTGAATCAGCATATCTATAACCGACAGTACTCGCAGCATTAATACCACGATAATCAGTTATCAATTCAAATGTAGCTTCACCTGTTGTTAAATCAGTTGTAAAGTTGTTTATAATATACCTTTTATCGCGAATAATTAACCTGTCGTTTAAATTTATTCCTGTTTTTTCGCCGTAATAATTAGTTACTGTTGAACCTAATAATCTTTGGGGTAGAATTGCTTTTATTTTTAATATTCTCGTTTTAATATTATATAAATTTTGTACGTAATTATTATACATTCTATAATATAAACCTTGTGGAGCTAAAACATTATACCAAGGTGATTGTTCATTTCCAAAATTCATACTCATCAATTGATTTGTATCTGTTGGAATATTAGTATATTCATTTGAGTATCTTTGGTAACTTGAAAATGTTGTTGTACCTGTTTCAGTTGTCAATACAATAGGAGTTGATAATGTATTCATTCCATTATTATATATTAACATTGTTTTTGGTACATAAGGTTTTAAATCTTTGTCAATTAAACTTGCAGTTAAAAAATTTTCACCGAATGTTTTCTCAAATAATACATTTTCAAATGGTAGTTTAATATCATAATTTGCACTTTCATTTGAATTAATATCTTTATAAATCAAGTCGCCATATTCTGTGTTGTTATTTCCATAAAAAGCATTATTTAAAACGTTAGTACTTTTTTCATATTGAAAATTAATAGCCTTAAATAATTTTGGTCGTTCTATATCAAATTCATTTGATTGTACATATTTTGTAATATCTAAAATCTTACCTTGATTGTAGTACATTTCAAGAGGTACAAATTCAAATGTTTTATCAGCAATAGGAAGAATCATTAAATTAAAAGCCTTTATTAAACCAGTTAAAAATGCTTCTACAGTAATATCAGGAACGTAGTTTGCAATATTAATATTTGAAACTGTAAACTGAGCCGCTAAAGTTACAGAAGTAGCAAATGAATGTATTGCATTATTGTTATATCTCCAATACCAAAATTTTGATTTAAAACTATTTGAAGCATCGGATGAAATTTTAACTTCATAAATATTATTTTGAGGTTGGTCTTGTTTACTATAAAAATCAATTGAAAATGCAGTTCCAGCACTTCCGTTTATCCCCATTAAATTTGAATAAGTAGCAAACAATAAACCATTTTTATAAATAAAAACTGAATAAGGTATTGTTAAATCAGCAGGTGTTACTGTTAATTGTATTTTAATTTTAGTACTATATGTAGGACCACTCGCAAAGTTCCAATTAGTTGTTATTTTTCCCGTTGTTAAATTCAACTCAGGAAATGAACCTGTATTACTATCAGGTTTTAAAGTAAATTTTTCTGTTTGAACCTTTAAAGTTTCAGCATTTTTTAAATATAAATTTAATTCAGTAAACTGTTGCATACTTAAAAAAGTACCTTGAAAAGTTAAACCGAAATAGTTTTCTATTCTTCCTAAAACCCTTTCTAAAGATATAGCAGGGAATAATTCATTCCATTTTACGGGTGCAGTTGTCAATGTTACATCTTCTGATGCAATACCATTTTTATAATAAAATTTTCTTTGTGAACCAATTAAAGGATAGCCTACAAAATAATAAAAAGGACTTTGAGTTATTCTATTTTTTATTTGCGTTGAATTATACGGATGGTTGTAAATACTCCAATCTAAAGCGTTCATTTTAGTATCTTTCAATACATCTTTTAATTGTGTTAAGTTACCGTAAAATGTAATGCTATAACTTTCTATTGCGCCATTCTTTTTATTTACTTTTTCAAGTTGTATGTTTCCTTTTTTAAATGTGATTGTATCTAATTCAATATAAGCATCGTATCTAACACGATGGTCGTAACCATTATTTACATCGGATTCATACCAATGTGAAAATATTTTATTATTATAATCACTCGCAGGAATTGTGAAACTTTGAGAATAATCTGTATAGATTTTACCTAAGTCATTTGCATTTTGCAAGGAACTTGTAACGCTTATTTTTTCGTCGTTAAATAACTCAATTCTTTTAGCAACCTTTTGAGTTTCAAAATATCCTCCTAAAGAATTTAATTCGTTTACTAAACAAGCTTTTGATTCAAATATACCGCCATTATTAACAACTGAAGTTTCAAAATCATTAACTACATTTTGAGTTATGTTTATAACCTCATCTACATAAATAAATACTTCTACTGTAACCATTATACAACATCGTTTATAAGATTAAAAGCGTATTCAAATTCTATTTCAAAGTTTATATTTTTATCTTTTAAATCAGTTTTATATTCAAAAGATTTGTTTTTAACTTTTGCAGGTTTATTATCTAACAATACAGTTTCACTTAATAATAAATCGTGTATTAATTCATTATAGTTTTCTGCAACCCAACCTGTGTTTAATTTAATTGACTTAGTTCCATTTATATTAAACGCTTGTGATTGTCCTTTATAAACATTGTAATCTATGTTATCAGGTAGTAAATTATATTCTGAACCCTTTACATTAATGCTATTACTTTGTGCTTTAAAGAAAGTTAAAAACTGCCACCCACCAAATGAATTTATAAACGTACATTCAACAGGTGTATATTTACATTCTTCAATAGGTTGCGCGTTAATAACAAATTCGTCGTAATCGTCACCAACGTTATAAATAGTTATTTGACAAGGTAACTGATAGTTACTAAGCAAATCACTTGAATATGGTACTTTTAATAAATTAACAGTTCCTGTAGTTGGTACATAATAAATATAATCACTTCCTGAATTTTCGTAAATAATTTGATACTCATTTGATGTAGTGTCGATTAATAAATTGAAATAACCGAAAGGACCAGTTTTGTTCCAAGTATTAATTATATTTTGATTTTGTAATAAGTATGAATTTGCTACAATAGCAGCTTGTTTGCCATCTGTGTATTTTGTAAACCCATTTAAACCAACATAACTAATAGTGTCTAATAATATATAGATATCATCAAAATAATATCTTTTAACTTTAAATAAACACCAATCAGCATTACTTTCATTTGAAACGTTAGTCGTTTTAACTGCATTCGTATTGTCTATAAATTCACTTAGAAAATTAGATATATTATAATAGTTTGCTATTTGTGAAGCACTCGGAATATCTTTACTCATTACATAGTTTGGAACAGTTGGCTCAGTATCACCTTTATTCCAAATAAATAATTCTATTTTAGAACCCGATTGCCCTGTTTCATTTACTTCAATTATAAATGGACTTCTTACTTGTACTATATTCATTTTATATCTTTTAAATTATAATCTACCATTGTTTCTATATCTTGTCCAAATGCTTTAATTAAATCAACATCTATATATTTTTTATATCCTGCTTCAAATGGTTTAGTAAAAAACAAACTTGGTTTAATTCCTTTGTGAAATATTGAGCGAGTAATTAAATAAGCTGTTGAATCATAACTTAAAAACTTACCTGATTTTTTATCACGAAATTGAAATCCTTTTTGTTTGACCCATTGATTAATTCCTTTTGTTAAACCGCCTTTTTTACCTGTACCTGAACCAAACTTATAAGGACTATCAGGAGCTTTATTAGAACTTGTTTTACCTTTAACACCTAAGTCTAAAAATGTTCCATAATCTGCCATTTGAAAGCCTACAATAGTATATCCATTTTCTGTTACTACTTCGCCTTTTAAACTGTTGTATAATGATTTACTATTATTATGTCCAGTCTTTGATAGATTACTTCTTGACTGTTGAATAACATAATCACGAAATTTAGTTATAACCTTTTCAACTTCTAACATTTAGTCATTGAATTTTGTATTGCAATATCAAATGTGTATGTAACTCCAGCTATTTTATTTTCAAATCTTTCAGTAAAGAATTCTATTGATGCAGTGTTGTTTACTAACTCATAATCTTCAGCTAATGTACCACGTCTTAATACTTCTAAGAATCTATTTGCTACAGCTAATTGTGTATTTAAAACATCTTGCTCATTGTCATTGCCTATAAATATATCAGTTGTTAATTCTTTAGATTCATCTACAATATCCATACTTAAAATAGATATATTATAATTCAATACAGCACCCTGATATGAAACTGAATTTACTATAATATGACTTAAAGGAAATATAGTCTGTTTGTTTAAATCAACTTTAAATATATCACCAGTAGTAACTGTGTTTACAAAAGCATCTTCTTGTAGTTGATTCTTTATTGCTTGTGTTATTTCGTAAAATGTACTCATTATCTTTTTTTAATTAAATCTGATTCTATTTGATTCTTTTGTTTCTCAAATGTTAAATATGTTAAACATTGGTTAATTGGTAGTTCGGTAACTCTATCAAATTGGATAAGGTTTCCTTGAGCAATAGCATAGATTGAACTATACCATCCCCATCTTTTTCCAAATTGTGCTGATGCAGAATAGTCTGAATCTCCTTGTTGTTCTCCAAATAAGTCAGTGTACTTTTCAATAGTTCGTTGCCTAAAGTGTAAAAAAAAACATTGGCACCAAATACAATATCTAAAGGTGCGTGTTTCATTACTTCACTGTATGTTATTGAACCATTATATTTTTCAATCTCATACGTGCCATTTAAACCATTCTTTTTAATTGGTCTATATAATACTGCCATTGCTTTATGCATTTGCTCCCAGTCGTTTATATACGTATCTAAGTCTGTATATTCACCAAATGTCATATCATCTAAGTTAGGTATAAACCCAAATTCAACACCACCCATTTTAAATCTACTGATAAACTTATGATTTTTAACATCAAACATTTTACCAAGTGATTCAGTAATTTCTATTACTTCTTTATATCTTATTTCTGCAACTTCTTTTAAGTCTATACCGCAAAACGTTTGAACCATTTTTTGATGTAAGAATTCTTCGTCTGTGTTATCTTTAGCTATCTTTAAAAATGCTTGATACTGTGATAACTTAATTTCATTTAATTCTGTTGGTATGCTAATTTCTAACTTCATATTATTGTTTTTTATTATAATAAAATAAAGTTGTAATTGTATTAAACAAAAAAAGGTAGCCATTTCTGACTACCTAATTTCGATTATAAATTAACCAATTTAATTTTCTGTTGTATATATTTTAAAGAAGTTTACATTAGAATACTTATCTTTAAATATTTGTAATGCTACTTGGACGCTTGTACAAGTTATAGATTCATATATATAATCTTTTTCGTTAGCGTTACTGTAACGATACCAACCTTCAACTTTAAATGTTTTCATAGTTTTTTAAATTCATTTTCTAATTTTAATAAATCATCTTTTAATATTGGAAGTAAAACTCCACATACTTTTTTAAAATCTTTTTTGTCAAATTCCGCAATTCCATCACACCCATTAAAATCTATAATAAAATCTCTTTCAATTACATTTTCTAACAATGCGTATTCTAATTTTTTAACTGAAATTTTCTTTTCTTCAATTTTACTTAATAAATCATTAGCTTTTTTAAGTTTTTCTATATTCATAATTTTATTTCATAATTATATTTATACATTTCTATTAATTGTCCCTGTGTTGGCGTAAAATGTATCCATTCTTTACGCCATTTACTAAAGTATTGCATTATCTAATTGATTTTAAATGATTGTCAATAACTAAAGACATCATTTTAATATTATGTTGAGTTTTAGGAAACATTGTTTCACCTTTAAATTTAAATAATTCAGTAGTTTGTTCTAATGTTAATTCTTTATTAAATGTTTTCATATTGTTTTGTTTTTATGTTGTTGTTATCTGAGTACAAATATACAACATTTATTAACATTCAAAACTATCAATCTATTTTTTAACAAAACTTTAACTATTCAAATATGTAGAAGCTATTAAATACATTTGTTGCATCTTTTTAATTTCACCTACATTTCTTGGTAAGTTAATCATTACTTCTACATTCTTAACGTGGTGTAAATAACATTGTATTGTGGCAATCATTTG